CTTGATAACCTTGGCAGATGGCTTGAGCGGCAGACCATAACGGTAAATGATACAGAGTATCGTTTGGAAGAATATCCGATTCTTACGGGGGATAGGGAGTTTAAGCAGATACAGAGAGTAAGTCCGTCATACCTTGATTCTATCAACGAGGACAAAGCGGAGAACTGGATCATTAACATCACAGCAACTTATAAAAATGAATTTGACTTGTAGAAGTCGACCGGGTGGCAATATGGAAGCCGCTCGCTAACCTAATCACTCAAACAGTTATAGGTAGGAGGTTATTTTTTATGTCTAAATTAAAGCGAGAAGCACACGCACTTTATACGAAACCGGCAAGCGGTACTCTTTCCCAGGCATATTACTTACTGGGAAAAGGCATTGATGACATGAGCGTAGAAATGAATGGCTCTTTTGAGCAGACCCGTGATGTCACCGGTGAAGTTTCTGTTAGCGATACGGGGTATTCTCCCCAGGTCAGCGTCGAGCCGTATCACGCGGATCCGACAGATTCCATTTACGAGTTTTTGAAAGATATTGCCATGAACCGCAAGTCTGGTGATGACTGCAAGGTAAAAATCCTTGAGGTACTAATTGACAAGACTGATGAGGGAAGTGGCTACGATGCATGGGAAGAGGATGGCAAGGTGGAGATCACTTCTTATGGTGGTGATACTTCCGGGCTTGGTATCAACTTCAACCTTTGGTATGA